GATAGACACTATGGGAACCGAGGGGCTGAGATGTGGTATGAGTCAGCCCGTATAATTGAGAAGGCAGAGGCTATACTGCCAGAGGACGATTTACTTATTGAGCAGCTTACCACCAGATTAGGTAAGACNAACAGTAAGGGTAAGCTAATGCTGGAGAGTAAGGACGATATGAAATCCCGTGGCATCAACTCACCGGACAGAGGGGATGCGGTTGTAGGAGCCTTAACCTGCGGGGGCATCAACAACCCAACTGTACAGCACGGGCGGCAAAATGTGTTTGATATGATCTGGCCTGACGAGGGGGATGGATACAGTGTCACTCACGGCGTAGGAGGAATGGATGCTGGATAATGGGCGTAAAGACACATCAGTTTAGTACGGGCAAGTTTGACATACACATAGAGGACATAGACGGCTTATGCTGTGATTCGGATAACCCGCCGAAGGAGAAGGAGAAGTCCATAACTATAAGCCCCAAACTCAAGGGGCGGTACAGGCTGGAGGTATTGATACATGAATGCCTACACGCAGAGTACCCGTCTATAGATAAATGCTCCGAGGAGGAATGGGTTGATACTACTGCTGCTAACATNTCTAAGCTTCTNTGGAGACTAAACTATAGAGGATAATATAATCTAATTTACTCTAATCTATTGTATTATATTCTAGTGTGAGTATTTTGGAGAACCTCGGAGAAAGTGGAGAAAGGGTAAAATAGTTTTCTTACAGACAGGGGTTTTCTCCGAAACGAAATATCCGATACATAAGAAACTTGAATCTTTCCGTTTATGCTAATAGTAATTCCTACAGTGCGGTGCGTATGGTGTGCGGAGAGATTCCGTAACGGCTCGCACCTCTCTCTGGGAGCCCTTGAAACAAAGCACCGTACTCTAACGATGGGATACATAGAAGGAATCTTAGGCATAGCTGGGGCTGGGTTATCAATCTGGCTGTGGTGGCTTAATAACAGGGCAGCTACTAAAAAGGAAATAAAGGAACAAGATGCCGCTAAAGTGCATAAGCATACTGCTGATTATATTAACGACCAGTTGCAGTAGCCTAAGACCGCTACCGACCACTAGGTTGCCAGAAGGCAATGTTAAGCGTCTAACAGAGATGCCTGAGTTTAATTCTGTAAAGGAATCAGGGGATGATGTGAAGCGATGGGCCAGAGAGGCACTTCACTCAATAAACGATTTAGAGTACCAACTAAGGAAACAAGATGATTGATAGACAGGAACTAAGTGACTCCATCACCGTAGACATACAAGATCGCTCCCGCTGGGAGACACGACAAAAGCTGTGGTATGAGATGCGCCACAATGGTCTGCGCCGTAAGAACAAACCTTGGCGTAACGCCAGTGACCTGCACTTCCCCTTAGCCGACTCAGTTATCGAGAGACTGAAGCCGTTCTACTATATGCAGGTTGTGGGTATGGATACGATTGCCTCGTTCGTTCCTATGCGCCAGCAGGACAACGGCATGACTGTAACTGCCGAGCGGTGGTTTGATTACCAGACTAAAGAGAAAACTAATTTCCTAACTGAGTGCCTTACATGGATTGACCACGGATTGATGACCGGACGATCTGTGGTTAAGGTTTACTGGGACTCAGACAAGAAGCAGGTCAGGTACGATGCGATTGACCCTATGATGATCGTAGTACCAGACCGCACCAAGAATCTTCAAGACTCCGAGAGGGTGGTTCACATCATGCAGATGAGTGTCGAGGCTTTCAAGAACGACCCGAAATACTCAGGCGTGGATGTGGAGCTAGTGCAATCTAAGAGATATAAAGCTGGCAATAGCGCGGAGAAGGAGGTCACAACCTATCGACGAGAAGGAATCAACTACTCCTCAGATATGAGCCGCATTATTCTCTGGGAGGTGTACCACAAGAGTGAGGGCAAGGTGATCGTAGAAACATTCTGCCCTGAGATTCCTGATATGGATGTACGTCCATCTATGGAACTCGACTACAATCACGGAGAGTATCCGTTTGTAGACTTCAGTTATGAGATTAAAGATAAGGGCTGGTTCTCTCCTCGCGGGGTATGCGAAATCATCGCCCCGTTTGAAGCATCTCTATGTAAGATGTGGAATGACAAACACGATGCGATGACGCTGTACAATCGTCCTATGTTCAAGTCGGACAGGGATGTACCCAACAGCAGTAACATTCGCCTTTCCCCAGCCCAAATTCTACCAGTTGGATTAGCACCAGTGCAGATGGCCCAGCCTCCTATCAGTTTCGATCAGGAGATTGAGACTACTCGGTTCATTGCAGAGCAGCGGATCGGTATGCCTGACTTTGGTGTTAACTCGATGAGCAGTAAAGGAGATCGACGAACTGCCACAGAGATCAATGCTATTAGTGGGCTTATGGCAGAGTCCAATGACTTACGGGCTCGCGTGTTCCGTCTGTCGCTTGGCTCTCTATACCGTCAGTCTTGGTCGCTATACTTACAGTACAAGAAGGAAGATTTGGAGTTCCGATACCGTGAAGATAACGGGCAACTGGAACCTGACGCATTCTTCGGTGAGTATGTGATAGAACCTAAAGGTGGGCCTGACAGCCAGAACCGAGGGCTCAAACTACAGCAAGCTATGGGGCGCAAGCAGTTATTCGCTGGCTCACCCTATATCAACCAAGCTGAGTTGGATCGCTCGATACTGGAACTGGATGATCCGTCTTTGGTTCGCAGGATGTACATTGATCCGCAGTTCAAGCAGCAAACAGAATCTCTTGAGGAAGCTAACAACATCGGAATTATGGAGGTGGGTATGCCAGTTCCGGTGCGTGGTGACGAGGACTTTGAAGTTCGGATCGCCACACTGGTAGGTTACTTAGACAATAAGATGGCTGATAATGATGCCATATCTCAAACAACCCAACAACTAGTCGTTCAAAGGATAAGCCAGCTACTTGATGCATACGAGCAGGTTGATACCAATGCAGCAAGACAGCTACGAAAACAACTCGCTGAGTCTGCTGAATCATTGGCTATGGACCGACAGGCTCAGGTAATGGGGGCTCCTGATGCCGAACAAATCCAACAACAGTAGAGAAAATAACTACCCTGAAACCAGAAAAGCCTACGCAAAGAAAAACAAGAAAAAGATAGCTGCGTGGTATAAGGAGTATTACGAGGAGAATAAAAAAGAGCATAATGAGAGAGGCAGAGAATATTACAAGAAAAACAGAAAAAAGATAAGAGCACAGCAGAAGGCTTACAAAAGTAAGTATAAAGAAATAATAAGCCAAAAAAGAAAAGAGGCTTTCCTTAGCAACCCTGCCCTAAGAATTATAGCAAACCTTAGAAGCAGAATAAGCAGGTTAATAAAAGGTAAGAGCAAATTAGCTGAAAAGACACTAGGATGTAGTAGGGAACATTTCCTGAAGCACCTTGAAGTTCAATTTAAGAGAGGAATGAGTTGGAAGAACTACGGCACTCACTGGCACATTGACCACCACATCCCAGTATGCGCCCACGACCAATCGAATAAAAAAGAGTTTGAAGCTTGTTGGCACTTCAGCAACCTAAAGCCAATGTGGAAACAGGATAACCTAAGAAAAGGAAGTAAAATATGTTTAGAAAGATAAGGGCGATGCTACTTTTCGCCAGAGAGGTACAATGGACATCAGAACCGGAGTGGAAAGAGGAAGATTCCGTCAAACTACTATTATTCCTAGAGAGTGATACAGGGCAGAAGTTTTCCAAAACACTTGCGAATATGGTGATAAGAAATCAGTCTTATTGCTTAGAGGATAAAAAAGACCTTGTTTTCAGCGCAGGGTTTGCTAATGGTTTTAAGGGTTGTGTGAGTGCGATAGAGTCACTTGCCAACAAAGAACTTTACGAGGACTTGGAAGGGGATGAGCCAAGCGACCTCGAAACGTAAAGACATCCCGAATACGCCGAAGCTGGTGTCGGGCCTAGGCGAAACTATAAGACACACTACAGGTAGGCAACGTGCGAGCTTATCTGAAAAAATGCACAAAGATAAAAAATGAGTGAAGAAACAGAGGGCGTAACATTGGAGCAGCTACAGCAAATGGCTGCGGAACAGGACAGGTTATCGGGTTATGATGAGGGGTCGCACCCCGCTGAAGTTCCCACTGCTGATATTGAGCAGAGGCGGAACGTACAGAGTCAGCCCGAACCGGAGAAACCTAAAGCTGAAGCACCCGAGCCGAAGCCAGCGGAACCGGAGAAACCTGCCGAACCTGAACCGCAAAAAGAAGCTGGGCCTCCAGAAGTGCCTGACAGTTCTTTGAAAAGTGAAGCAGATAGCAAGTCTACTAAGTCTGAAAAACGGCTTAACGATTCTTGGCGCAAACTGAATGACGAAAAGTCTGAGCTTGCACGGCAAAGGCAGGAGCTTGAGGAAGTCAGGCAATCGCTTAATGACCGAGGCAAGCCAGAAGAATTTGTTGATTCGGACGGCAACTCTGCGGAGGACTATGAAGCAGCAGCCAGAAACTTTGAGCTTGAAGGTGAAATGCGTTTAGCTGAGAAAGCTAGAGAGCAAGCCGAAGAGGTTAGAGGTATGGCTCAGGATCATAGAGTTTCCAAGAATGAAGGTCAGTTCAAGCAAGAATGGGCCGCTAATTTCGAGGAAGCCGCTAAATCCTACCCTGAATTAAGAGAAGGAGATTCCACATTCAGGAAAGCTGTTAACCAGATTCTCCAAGAGCGACCCGTCCTAGCAACTTATTCAGGAGGCATTATAGATGCGGCAGATATTGTTGCCAATATGCAGAAAGCAGAATCAGCTAACTCGCTTCAAGAACAGATCAACACTCTCACTGAAGAGAATGCTGGTCTAAAATCAAAACTCTCCATTGGAGGCTCTGACCCGTCTGCACCAACTGGTGATCGTTCATTTAACGAACTAACACCGGAGGAACAGTTCGCGGAACTACAACGCCGCGCTGCGGAAGTAGATGCAGGAGGAGGCTACTAATGGATTAACTTATTGCATAAACAATGGCTATTCAAAGCACATCGAATCCGTCCACAATGGCGGATCAATACCAAACGTACTTTAGCAAGCAACTGCTAGACTACGCCGTTCAGTCTTTACGCAAGGCTGAGTTCGCTCAAACCGCAGCACTCCCCAAGAACGCGGGGGCTCAATCCATTCGGTTCTTCCGTTTCGGTGAGCCTTCTACTGCCCAAGTGCAGGACTTGACTGAGGGAGATGCGATTGCAAAGTCAGCATATCGTGAGTTATCGCTCGGCTACGTCGATGCCACCTTGAACCAAATCGGTCAGGTGATCGGCGTGACTGACGTTCTCAACGCTACCTCGCTCCTGAACATCATGCAGCAAGCTATTAAGACTAATGGCGAAGATGCTGCCCTCTACATGGATGACCTTATCCGTGACGAGTTGGTGAACAAGGCCGACAGCGACGAGAGCGACAGCCGTACCAAGCGTTACTCCGGCGGTGATGCTACTCCTACTTGGGCTGAGTTAGCTGCCGACACGGTTGCCAATACTAAAATTGGTGCAACTGACCTGTTGGACAGCGTGACTAACCTGAAGATCAACCGTGCTCCGCAGATTGGCGGTCAGTACGTTATGGTTGCTTCCCCGCAAGTGACTCGTGATCTGATGAACAACACTGATTGGCTGGAAGCTCACAAGTACAGCGCAGTCCAAGGATTGTTCAAGGGTGAAGTCGGCTCCTTCCACGGAGTTAAAGTCATCGAAGATACCAACCCATTCATTGAGGCGTCCGGCGGAGCCAAGGGTACTTACAGTGCCTCTGGTGACATCTTCACCTCCTTCGTGATGGGTGGTCAGGCGTTTGGTGTACCTGCCTTATCCGGTGAGTCACCTAAGTCGCCTTCGATTGTCATTACTGACACTCCTGACAAGAGCGATCCACTCAACCAGACCACCACGATTGGCTGGAAAGCATACTACACCGCTAAGGTTCTTAATGAGAACTGGTTCGTGGTGTTGCGTTCTAAGAGCGCGTATGCCTAAACAATAACAATGGAGGGGGTGGGGAAGTAAAAAGCCCTGCTCCCTCCGCTTTACAGATTGGTGTAAGATGCCGATATATGTTTATGAAAATGATAGGGGCGAGAGGATAGAAGAGATACGACTCGCCAAGGACAAAGACCGATGCCCTGCTGGATACTCAAGAGTGAAGGAGCCACAGGCAATGTCTTTTACAGGAAACGCTTCCAACCCTACGAACATGAAAGACGGTGTTCTCAAGGGTTACTACGATCAAGAGTGCAAAGGTGGGAGATGGAAGTCCGACTACAGCAAGAAACAAATTAAAAAAGCGTGGAGTGACTAATGGCTAGAAAAGATATTGCCGACATAGGCGAGGTAGTAAGCAACACAACTTGGGATGATGAATTGCAGATTAGTCTTAGCGGGTGCTCCCTGCTAGGTCTTTTCGGTTCTTGTAAGGCATCTTCCGATCAGTACGTTATGGTGTTCGATAGTGCCAGTGCTGTAAGTGACGGTACTGCTCCATCAATTCATCCGATCTATGTAAAGGCTGGAGACAACTTTTTCCTAGAGGTTCCTGTTAGGGGGCTTAGATTTACTAACGGGGTGTATGTTGCGTTCTCCTCTACAAATACAACCTTAACAAAATCTTCAGCAGACTGCTGGTTTACGGGGGTAATAGTATGAGCCAAAGTCAATTAGGTCAGGGTTTAGCTGGCGGTGGCAGCGGCGACATTACTGCTGTTACTGCTGGAACTAATCTAGATGGTGGCGGTACTAGCGGTGCGGTAACTATTAACCTTCTTACCGAAACAGTTGAGGACATCGTTGGCGCAATGGTTGACGGTGGCACTGAGACTCGATGCACTGTTACCTACGATGATACGGCTGGTAAGTTAAACTTTGTTGTGGATGACATGACCACTGACGCTAACACCACTTACGGTGTGTCGGCTGTCGATGGTGATAACACTGACGAGGAAAAGATTAGACTAACTGGTAGCGACTCCTCTACGGATGACATAGTTTTAGAGGCTGGCACTGGTCTTACTATTGCTAGGGATGGAGATAAGATTACTTTTACTAGCACTGCTGATGCTGCTGGAACAGACAACTCAACCCCTGTAACCCTAGCTGGAACACCGGACTATTTAACTCTGAGTGGTCAGGAGATTACTCTAGCTCAAATTGATTTAACTGCTGACGTAACAGGCAACCTACCTGACGGCAACATAGCCAGCGCATCAACGTGGAACGGAAAACAAGATACAGTAACCGCAGGGACGGGCCTTAGCTTTAGTGGTGCTACTCTCAACGCAGAGGTTACTCAGTCTGAAGTAGACGCCAAGCAAGACACACTAACCTTCGGCATCGCCAACACAAACGCGGTTAAGGTTGACGCAGCGGATGTAGCTGATGACGAGTATGCTCGATTCACGGCGAGTGGATTAGAGAGTCGCAGCACATCGGAGGTATTGAGCGACATTGGTGCTTCTGCCTCAAGCCACAACCATAGCGGTGTTTATGAACCAGCAGATTCAGACATTGTAAAAGCCGACACTGCCACAAACTTCACTGCTCCTGTTCGGGGTGGCGTGGACAGCACTCAATCATCTACGGGTGTTTGTGATTTATCCGAGGCCAATAACCACGCTGTAACTATTTCTGGAGCGACAACAATTTCCGTCACCAACCCAACTGCCGGACAATCGGGGGTTATCACGATCACGCATGACGGCAGCACGGCTATTAATTTTTCGGGATTGAAATTTGAAGGCGGATCAGCCCCAACGCCATCCACATCCGGTGTTGATCTGCTGGCCTACTACGTTGAATCCGCTAGTCGGGTTTCGGCGGTGTTGCTCAAAGCCACAGCATGATTATTGGCAATCCATTACTGCTCAAGAAAGCGGCTGACTCAACCCCAGCCGATCCTGTGACACGTTCGCTGCGGTTTAATAAGGGGGATAATTCAGCACTCTACATTGAACCCACAGTTGACCACGATTCCGCGACTGTCTTTACATTTTCTTGTTGGGCTAAATTGAGTGAGATGGGGGTAGCTAGTTCCTACACTATTTTTTCAGCCGGAGAATACCCCGATGCCACCAATCAGGTTCACCTCCATCTTAGCTTTATGGCGGCTGGCACGTTACGAGTAGGTTTGCGCAGCCAAGCGGCTACTACAACTTCGAACCACTATTCTACGGCAGTATTTCGTGACCCATCGGCGTGGTATCACATATTGATGGTTCGGGATGGAGCTTCGCTAAAGGTTTATGTAAACAACAGTGTTGTTATTAACGAAACCATTTCATCCACTACAGACTACGGAGTTGGAAGTGGTCGCCCAATGCACGTTGGTTCAAACTTAAAACATACTCAATCTTCAATAGCATCCTACTATTCTTTCGATGGACTTCTTGCGGATGTGTATTTCACGGACGGTTACGCAAAGTCTCCCACAGATTTCATAGAGGACGCAGGTTACGGCGCGTACAAGCCCAAAGCTTACACCGGAGAGTTCGGCACAAACGGATTCCGCATCGACGCACAACCAGCCCACGATGCCGACCTCCTCGTATCCTCCGTAGGCCGCAATGATGGTGACACAACCTTTGTTGATGTGGCGGCGGGGCATACGATTACTGACACTGGCGACCCAGAGCATAGCATTGCGGTTGGCAATCCGTTTACGGGTGATGG